ACGTTTTATCCAGAATAAAGAAATCACGTTATTTTCCCCTCATGATTGTCCTAACTTGTATGAGAGTTTTGGGACCGATGATTTTGATAGGTTATACTGCCAGTACGAAAATGATGACTCCATCCCAAAGTCCACAATTGGAGCACAAGAACTTATCCTCGACTTACTAAAGGAGAGAGCAGAGACTGGACGTGTTTATATAATGAATATAGATCATTGCAATACTCATTCATCCTTTAAGGATAAGGTTGAGATGAGTAATTTGTGTCAAGAGATTACATTACCTACATTCCCCATTCAACATATCGATGATGAGTATGGAGAAATTGCTCTTTGTATTTTAAGTGCAGTTAATGTGGGTAAGATTAGATCTGATGAAGAATTGGAGGACTTATGTGATCTTTCAGTTCGTGGTCTAGAAGAATTGATAGACTATCAGAAGTACCCTGTAAAGGCAGCAGAAGTTGCTACAAAGGCACGTAGAAGTTTGGGGGTAGGATTTATTGGTCTTGCACATTATTTGGCAAAACTTGGATTTGATTATGGATCACAAGAGGCATGGGATGCTGTGCATGGATTATCTGAATCATTCCAGTATTATCTTCTCAAATCATCTAATAAAATAGCACAAGAGAAAGGATATTGTGATAACTTTGGACGTACCAAATATGCCGATGGGATACTACCAATTGATACATATAAGAAAGACGTAGATGAGATTTCATCTCAGGAGTTGCAGCATGATTGGGAGTCTCTTAGAAATGATATCACCACCCACGGTTTACGGCACTCAACATTGTCTGCACAAATGCCATCGGAGAGCAGTTCCGTTGTGTCAAATGCAACAAACGGAATCGAGCCTCCTAGAGCATATTTGTCCATTAAGAAATCAAAGAAAGGACCTCTTAAGCAGGTTGTTCCACAGTATAATTCCTTAAAGAATAATTATACTTTATTGTGGGATATGCCGAACAACACGGGGTATATAAATATTGTCTCTGTAATGCAGAAGTTTTTTGATCAAGCAATATCTGGTAACTGGAGTTATAATCCAGAACATTATGAAGATAATGAGGTTCCTGTAAGTGTTATGGCACAAGATCTTTTAACTACATATAAGTACGGTTGGAAGACATCATATTATCAAAACACAAATGATATGAAGAATGATGAAAGTGATGAACCAGATCTTCAAAGTCTTCTTTCAGATTTAGAAAATGCTAAAGAGGAGGAGTGTGAGTCCTGTGCCATCTAAAGTTAAAGGAATGACCGTCTTTAATACAGAAGACGTTGATACTAAAAAACAACCTATGTTCTTTGGTGCTCCTC